AGGCTAAACATAAATATAAAGAAGCATACGAGGCAGGTGACCCTGACAAGTTAGTTGAAGCACAAGAAGAGTTAAGTGCAGTACAAAACGAAAAGTTCAGAGTAGAAAGCTACAAGCCTCCTGTAAGAGCAGAAGAGCCTGAAGTGTCTCCTCCACTCAATCAGGCTCCTGCACAGCCGCAAGTGCAAGCGCCTACTGGAAGAGATAAAGAATGGCTTGATTCTAATAGTGACTGGTTTCAAAAAGAGGGTCATGAGGATATGACAGGTTTCGCAATGGGCGTACACCAAAAACTAGTTAAAGCAGGAATTAATCCTAAACTAGATACAGAAGAATATTTTAAAAGAATTGATGATGCTATGGGAAAAGCTTTCCCAGATCATTTCCAAGACAAGCAGAATGTTGAGACAGAAGAGGTAGAAGCACCTCAACGACCTGCTGGTAACGTGGTTGCCCCTGTTAATAGAAGTGCAAAAAAACCACGCAAAGTGCAGCTAACCTCCACCCAGATAGGACTCGCTAAACGTCTGGGAGTTACACCTGAACAATATGCAGCGCAACTATTGAAGGAGTCAATATAATGGCTAATCGTGACCCACGCACACTTGAGACAAGAGATACATCAGAACGTAAGGTAACTTGGAAACGAGCTAATGCTTTACCAGACCCCGATCCACAAGAGGGAGTAGAATTCCGTTGGATTCGCACATCAACACTTGGTCAGAATGATAATACTAATGTTTCATCTAAATTTCGTGAAGGTTGGGAGCCAGTAAAACTAGAAGATCACCCAGAACTTAAAGTTTTACCAGATGTCGATTCCAAATTTAAGGGTAATGTAGAGGTTGGGGGACTGTTACTTTGCAGGAACTCAAAGGAAAACATGGATGCTCGAAGGGAATATCATCGACAACAAACTGCTAGTCAAATGGCAGCCGTTGATAATAATTACATGAGAGAATCCGATCCACGTATGCCAGTACTCAGACCAGAGAAAAGCACACGCAAATAAGATTTTAAAATTTAACTTTTTGATTGAGGGAGACTTATATGTCCGCAACAGCAGCTCCTTTCGGTTTAAGACCAGTTGGAAATCTTTCTGGAACTTACAATGGTTCGTTCCGTCAGTATCCAATTCTGAGTACTGAATCAACAAGGATTTGTTTCGGTGATCTAGTCAAATTGACAGATGCCGGAAGTACAACCACTATCCAAAAGGATACTGGCACTACATCAGCAACACCTATAGGAATTTTCTTAGGGTGTCGTTACACTGATCTAAGCACAGGTCAAACACAATTTAATCAGCAATGGTCTGGCGCAGCCCATACTAATGGCATGGTTTATGTTTGTGATGATCCAAATGTATTGTTTGAAATACAGGCAGATGGCAGTGTGAATGATGATGATATCGCAGCTAACGCAGCTTTAGTACAAGGAACATCAAATGCAACTTTAGGTATTTCTAGAGTATCACTTGATATCAGTACTGCAGCTAATACAGCAGCTTTACCAATTAGAATCGTAGACTTTAAAGGCGGTTTTGATGGTGATGAAAAAGGTACATCATTTCCTATAATGGTTTGTAAGTTTAATACAGGTCATCAACTTGGTATCGGTGTCGTTTCTGGCAACGCCCCATCAGCAGCTTAATAGGGAGATTGAACTATGGCTATTTCAAGAGCGCAACTCCTTAAAGAGTTGTTACCGGGTCTAAACGCCCTTTTCGGTCTAGAGTACCAAAAGTACGAAGACGAACATGCAGAAATCTATGACGTTGAAAATTCAGAGCGTAGCTTTGAAGAAGAAGTCAAGTTGTCAGGATTTGGTGCAGCACCAATCAAGCAAGAGGGAGCGGCTATATCATACGATACAGCACAAGAGTCTTTTACTGCTAGATATAACCATGAAACTGTTGCTATGGGTTTCTCTATCACTGAAGAAGCGATGGAAGATAACTTGTATGACTCACTATCAGCGAGATATACAAAAGCATTAGCAAGAGCTATGGCTTATACTAAGCAAACAAAGGCAGCTTCATTGCTTAATACAGGTTTTGACACTTTTACAAGTGGTGATGGTCAGTTCTTATTTGATACAGATCACCCAACTGTGCAAGGTGGAAACAACCGTAACAGACCAACATCTGGTGCTGACTTAAATGAAACTTCATTAGAGCAAGCCGTTATTGATATTGCAGCTTTCGTAGACGAAAGAGGCTTATTGATTGCAGCAAGACCTAGAAAGTTAATCATTCCACCAGCATTAATGTTTGTTGCTACAAGAATTCTACAATCAGAATTAAGAGTAGCGACTGCAGATAATGACACAAATGCATTAAGATCAAATGGGTCAATCCCAGAAGGCTATTCTGTTAACCACTATTTAACAGATGCAGATGCTTTCTTCTTGACTACAGATGTTCCTAATGGAATGAAGATGTTCGTAAGAACACCTATGTCAACTGCAATGGATGGAGATTTCAACACAGGTAATGTAAGATACAAAGCCCGTGAGAGATATTCATTCGGTGTATCAGATCCATTAGGTATGTATGGATCACCGGGTGCATAAATAAAATAATATAGAGGGGCGTAAATCGCCCCTTTACTTTTTCCCTTAACAGTTACATTGTGTAACTGACACTTGCCACGATAAGGAGATTTACATGGCTAATACTACTTTTAACGGACCAGTCCGTTCCGAAAACGGATTTCAAATAGTTTCAAAAGATGCCACCACAGGCACCGTTACCACTGTAGCAAGCACTGCTTCAACTGGAATTGTAACTAATAAATTTACCAAACATGTTGGCTTTGCAACTGGAGTTACTGTAAATAGTACTGCAGGAGACAGTGCAGCTATTGGTGAATTCACCCAACCTGCAAACACAATCATTACTGACATAAAGATACTCTGCGTTACTGCTCCAGTTATTGGAACTGGTGATATTGGATATGAAGTTGGTACATCTAGTTCTGGCGCACAGATTGTTGCAGCAGTAACTGACGAGATTCTTGATGGTGGCACAACTGTTGTTGTTGGTAATGTAACAACCACTACGCTTGTTGCAACAACACAAAATGCGACTACTGCTCCAGTTTCTCCGCAATATACTTCTGCTGAAAGAACTATATTTTGTAACATCACAAACACTGTGAATTCAACAACAGATGGGTCTTTCACATTCATTATTGAGTATGTACAAGTAGCATAGGAGGTTTATATGTCAGGTCGATCAGACACAAAGGCATTTAACATTAACCAAGGCGATGCCGCTGCTGTTCTAGGCCCTCAAAGGTCTAGAATTAGGCAGGTTGTTATATTTGGTAATGCTGCTGGTGTATTAACAATAAAGGATGGATCAGGTGGAGAAACTTTATTACTTCAAAGTTTTCCTACTGGGTTACATACACTGAACTTGCCGGATCAAGGAATATTAGCTGAGAATGGTGCTTATGTTCATGGTTTTACTGGTTCAGGTAATAAGTTAACCTTGTTCTTGTCATAATGGCTACAAAAGGCACAATGAAAGGTCACACTATAGGGGGCGGTCACAAACGCCCTACTAAGTCAGGCGCAGGCATGACTAAAAAAGGTGTGGCTAAATATCGCAAAGATAATCCCGGATCAAAACTAAAGACAGCTGTTACTGGTAAAGTAAAAAAAGGTAGCACTGCAGCAAAGAGACGTAAGTCTTATTGTGCAAGATCAGCAGGGCAAATGAAACAATTCCCTAAAGCTGCAGCTAATCCCAATAGTCGTTTACGACAAGCTAGAAGAAGGTGGAAATGTTAATGACACAAAAAAATGTTCAGTCTTTGCAAATAGAATTTGCCGAATGGAAGTCCAAACAAGATTATCTTGTTAAACATGTTGATGAGTTAAGATCAGATATGACAGATATCAAAAGGGCTGTATTTCAAGCTAAGTGGATGTTGATTGGTGCTTTAGCAGTGATAGCTGTAACTAATACAGGAGCGGTAACTGAATTGTTATCGTTACTTAAATAATGATATCAAGAACTACAATGAACAAACAAATGAAGGGAAATAAAATGGCATTACCAAAACCAAGGCCAAAGGCAAAGAAAAAAATAGGTGACGACTTTGTTGCTGGAGTTAAAAGTTTCTTTACCGGTTCTAAGAAAAAAGTTCCTGACAGTAAAAAAAGCCCTATTAGAAAACTAGCTGATGCTAAAAAAGCTAAAAAAGAAAAAACTCTTAAATCTCAAAAAGAGTCTACAAAATTTATGGGTAAAAAAGCAGGTGCAACTGTTGATCCTAGAATTGTAAGAAAAGCCAAACCTAAAAAAGGTCCTGTAGTTACTAAGGAACAGTTAAAGAAATCAGGATTAAGTCTTCGTGATTACATGAACTTTC